CAAAATCTGATGCACTAAATCCTGTGCCACCCGGTAGCGTGACACTATCTAATTGTACTATATCTCCGACAGATAAACCATGTCCTGATTTTGTAATTGTGCAAGTTGGTGATGCATTTGTGGTTGCTATTGTTGCAGATGTTAAAGTTGTTTTAAGTGGTGTGATATCATACAATTTACCTTCAAAGTATAATAATAAAAATTTATCTGTTCCAAGAGCCACGTACCTATTACCAGCAATATCAACAAAAGCATGTTGTGCTCTTGCTACACCGACTATCGTATCTGTAACTAAAGAAGACCATCCACCGACTTTTTCTGGTAGTCCATATCTAAATCTTACGTTATCAGAATCGACCCATCGATTTTCTGCGCCAGCTTCCGTATTCTGTTTATCTATTCCTGGTTTGAATTGATACTCAATTAGAGCCATGGTCCGTGCTCCTATATGTTATCTTTGTAAGCCCAACCTCTTGTTGCATTAACAAATACTAAAGTAAAGGCGGAGCCATTTGTTGATACTGTTAGATTAGAGGCTGCACCTAAAATATTAGAACCGTTTCTGCCTATGGTTAGATTGTTTGATGCAAAGTTAGCACCACTGTCGATAAAAGTCACCTCTGATCCTACGCTTGGTGATGCTGGCAAAGTTACTGTTACAGCTGATCCTATACCACTTCCAGATGTATCAATTAATAATTGATCACCTTCAACAGCTGTGTAAGCTCCAGGAACTGTGTAATATCCTTTTTCTCTTATACCTAGATTTATATTTGTGCCATCTGAATATACTAAACATTTTGATCCAACAGGTATGGCCACACCAGTTCCAGAAACAGTCTTAACTGTCAGAGTACGATTACTAGATCCTCTAGTAGTTGCGTCCTCGACAATGAAAACCCTCTCTGCAGAGTCTGGCATTGTGACTGTTCTATCTGCAGATAAAGTTCCTGTAAGTTTAAAGTATAAATTTTTACCATTTGATACAGCATGGTTAGATAAAGCTAAAGCCACATCACTAGATGCAACGTCAACAGAAATATATCCACTAGCAGCTTGTTCTAATATCTGTAAGTTTGTATTTGTAATTGTACCCCAGGTACCTGATTTTTCACCTGTTGTTATTAATTCTAATTTTAAATCACTTGACGTACTTGATGCCATATTTCTCCTACGGATTTAATGGGTCAATTTCAACCCATGTTTGTGATACCCCTGGAGGTATCGGGTTCCATGATATCACATCTACCGTGCCTGTTGCAAGGTTTATTCTGTTACCTGTCACAGATACTCGCTGGTCTAATCTAGTTGTAACATTACCAATTGTTGCGTTTATTCTAACTCCTGAAGGGGTAATAAGAGCCTTTCCAGTTATAATTAATGATCCTGTATTTATATTAACTCTGCTACCCGTTACAACAGCTCTAATACTAACACCACCAGAACTTCCAAATGGTGCTGCTGAAAACGACGATCCTCCAAAATACATTTATTACCTCGCTGTTGGGAAGCTTGTAGTATCCCAAGTCATTGAAACTCCTGGTACTATACCATCCCATTTTCTAATTAAAACACTTGATGTGTCTAAATTTAATCTGTTACCCGTGACTAAAACAGTTGCATCTGCAGTTATTGTTACTGTGCCAGAAGATAGGTTTGTTCTGTTTCCTGTTACAGATACTGTTGCATTTGCTTTTGTTGTAGCATTACCTATTGCTAGATTTAGTCTACTACCTGTTACAGATACCGTTGCATCTGCAGATATTGTTACATCACCTGTGTTTAAATTAGCTCTAGATCCATCAGGTTCAACAGTTGCTTTTCCTATTATAGTTGGTGATCCGGTGTTAAGATTTACTCTACTTCCAGTTACAGGATATTTAAAAGCAAAAGTAGGTGTGCCTGTATTTAGATTTACTCTACTTCCCGTAATTGCAGTTACGGCTTTAGCTACGATAGTTGGATCTCCAGTAGTAATATTTACTCTAGATCCATCAGGTGTAACTATAACACCAACACCCTCTATGATAGATGTGTTACCTATTGAGAAATTTACTCTACTGCCGGTTACTGCAAAATTAGCTTTACCAACTAATGTAACTGTTCCCGTAGATTCATTTATTCTAGAACCAGTAACATTAACAAAAGCGTTAGGGTTAAAACCTGGGTCCGCAAAAGGCGATGCCGAAAAGGGTGTTCCTCCAAAATACATAAATATAATCCTTAAAAGGAGACAGGGGGTATGTGGTGGTGCCCTGCCTCCATCTAAGAATTATATCATCGTTTGAACCAGGAAGGAAGACCTAAATGTGGACGTTTGTCGAACATGTTATCTCTAGCTCCCGGTGTTTTACGATTGTTATAATGCAGAAAAACCTGTATACATTCTTTACCTTTAAATTTTTCTCTCCAATGTTCTAGCTCTACGCCTCTGTAAACCAACATATCTCCAGGTTTTAGATCTACCCTAACTCCTTTTGCTTTGCTAGCTGCTGTAATATTCTTACCATCTGGTGCACCTACATTTTCATTTGGACTTAGATATATAGGCCAATCATCACCACCAAGATTCATGGTTGTAGATATCTCACAGGAGAATCTATCCTTGTGTCTTTTAAGTTCATCACCTTTTTTATAAATTCGTGCATAAGTATATGCCGGATACAATTTTAAACCTGTAGCTTTTTCCATACCTGGTTGACATTTAAGTAATAAAGTCTCCATTGCCATATTAGCATATTGAGAATATGTGTCTGGTATCTGTTCGTTTCTATTTTCATAGTGACCTATTATATTCTCAAAAGGTGAAAGGTATCTGGCTTGACGACAGGTGTCATAAACCTGTTTCTGCATTAAAAAATAATTTGCAATAAAACTTGCTAGATCTTCTGATATAGCTTTTCTAATCACTGTGTATTTATTTTTTTTAAACATCCTTGGCCATCTCTTTCGGCACTGCCTGTATATTCCAATGTATAAATCTAAATGGTTCTATACCATGATCAACAGCATACTCGTGTTCCAAGTACCCTGGAAATATAATCAATGTTCCTGGTTTAGGTTTAATATGAAATTGTTCGTGACCTGGCCACACACCTTTTATATTTGGTTTCATTTTTAATTTAGTTGTTCTTGCCCCGGTTCTTGGTTCGTGAAATACAGGATAAGAAGTTTTATCACTACATTTTAAAAAATAAAAACCCGATACGTGTTGGTTCCAATGTATATGTGCAGAATGATGGCCACCACCTTTCTTTGCAAACTCCTGTACCCATAATTCAGAAAACATGGTTGTGTATTGTGACATGTCATAACCCTGATGATCTAAATACTCCCAGGATTTTTGACCAATGTAATTTCTAAAATCTAAAAAATCATTATCATTTGTAAGTGGTGTCGAGTGATAGGATCTTCCAAAATCACCGTGTTCTTTTATGTACGCCTTTTCTCTCTTACGAGCATCACTAATATATTTATTACTCGCTTTGTTTAAAGACTTTACAAACTCTGGTTTATCCTCACTCCATATTACAGTTGGAAAATATGTATTTATATGCATTATCTAAAAGGCCTCCCTAAATGCCATACCACAAGACTATATCTTGTACCTGATGTTACTGGTTTAACTCTATGCCACACAAAACTAGGAAACACAATAATAGATCCTTTTGGTAAAATCTCTTTACATTGTATTCTATGTTTTGATTCGTCTCTCATGTGTGGATCATAATCTCTAAAATCAAATTCTAATTCACCACCTTTATATTCTGAACCATCTGTCAACTGACAGGTCATGGATAATTTTCTAATCTTACCATGTTCATTAGGACTATTTGGTTTATCATAAGGTTTATCCCAGCTATCACAATGCCAATCATAGTATTGATTTAGTTTGTATTTTGTAAATTGACAAGACTCAGAAAAATCCCAATCAAAATTCCAACCTGCATTTTTATTAGCTTCGTGCACATATGGGTGTAATTCTTTGTATATCCAGGTATCATTAAGCCATACAAGATCAGATTTTCTTTTACGCTGCATATTTTTAACTTCATCTTCTTTTAATTTTCTATCACCATAGCCACCAGTTCTGGCCATTATTTCTTTCTGTTGCAATGCATATTGTATAACTTCATCACAGAATCTCGGTGTTAATACACCACTAAAATACCAATAATAATTAGATATATTCATACGTTATTGTTTGTACAAAATTTAAACTATCCTTTTGATTATTGGTTAAGTAATACATACAAGTTGATGGAAACATTACAAATTTGTTATTTGTAAGAGGTATATCCCAACTTCTACCTTTGCGTCTGTTATCTTCATAATGTATTCGAACCATACAATCTTTTACATTTACACCATACAAAAGTGTATAATCTGGGGAGTTCCGCAAATCCACAGGATCTATATTTAATAGAGGAATTGTAGTCTCTTGAGGCTTATACATATTGCCCCATGTTTTTTTGTTAATCAAAGTAAAATTATAATCTAGGTTTATATGCTCTCTTATGTAAGTATTTAACATGTCGAATGTTCGAGAGAATGGAAATTCTTTGTTTTGAACTATTGATTGTAGGATGTCTTGTTGTAATTTGTCTCGATCAATGTCCCAATCTTTGGGCATTGCCACATCACTATGATACAATGCTATTTCAGATAATACTTTCTTTTGCATACCACATACCTTTTTAATTTATGCTTAATCGTCTGTCAAGTCCCA